GTTTTCCTAAAGAAATTTTTGGCCAACTTACATCTAAAAAAGTTGATGAGATATTATTTGTATTCTTATTTGCAACAGTATCTCCATATTTCTTAATTTTTGATGTGTCTAAATCAACAAGTCCAAGACCTTGAAAATGACCATTTATTTTTCTTGCTTTTGCTTCAATTACAGCTGCAACAGTTGAACTAGCAGAATATTTTGGAGCTAAAATTAAGCTAGGAACCTTTCTATATTTAGGAAAAACTTCAGCAATTGCTTCTAACCCTTTTTTCTTTCCAGTTGCTCCATCTATTCCACCAATAATATCTGTTTCTTTTACTTTTTCTAAATCAATCATACTGTATTTTACTTCAATAGGATCTGTCTTTGTTTCATTTGGAATTAAAACTAGTTGCCCTTTATCATTAAAAAATTTTGTATGCTCAAATGACGTAGTTATAACAACAGTTTCTGGTAAAATTCCAATATCTTCTAACAAATACTTCCCATCTACAAAAGTTATTGTTTTGTTAGTAACTTCTTTTATATGTTTTGTTGTGTCTAAAACATTTATTAAAATGATTGGCCCTATATTAAACTTTGAGAAATGAACATCAATTGCCTCACATAATGTATATTTTTCAAAATCTTCTGAAAAACCAAAACTTTCTACTGCTTCAGCATAAGAACTACATAGAATAGGTTCATTTATATATTTATCTTTACATAAGTTTATTGGTGCAGTTCCTACATACACTGGAGTTATGCTATCACTAACTGCTGCAAGTAATTTTGTAGGACTTTCAGTTGCTGTAATACCATGATTAAATGCCATTTATATTCCCCCTTATTTCATTTTTTAAAGTATTATAAAGTGTTCTATAATACTCATTATTTTTTAAATTCAAATCTTCTACATTTATAAACAACTTTTCTGTAAGTGGATATTTTTTTATTGCTTCCTCAATATTAGAAGGATAGCCATTTACAAAAATTGTATATTCTTGCAGAGAAAATTCAGCTATTGTTGGTCCAATATATATCTTTTGAAAGTTTTCTTCTACTTCTTTTTCTTCCTCTTTTACTTCTGTTTTTATGTCTTCTTTTTCTTCCTCTTTTATATCTTCTTGAATTTCGTTTCTTACTTCTTCTTTCAATTCTTTATTTATTTCTTCTTCATTTTTTTGAATAGCCTTAGGCAATTCAATCACCTCCATTTATCCAATTATCTGTATCTGTTCTATAATCTTTTTCATAAACAACATTTATATAAATAAAACTTAAATAGAATGGAACTGGTTGTTCTTCTGGAAATACCCATTCAGCTTCAGGAAGAATTTCAAATCTATTTTCAATTATTCCAACCTTTTGAATTTCATCCAATATTTTTTGAGTTATTTCAGATACTTCTTCGTATCCTTTTTTAACATCTTTGTTAAAAATACCTGTAGATATAACTAATGTTAGTATTTTTTTGTCTAGCGAATTCTTAACTTTGTGAGTTCTTATTGTTATTGCTGGAATTATTGTTTCTTCTGGGTCTGGTGGAAGTAATCCAGTATATACTTTTATTTCTCTTAATTCCTCACTTTTATAAGCTTTATATTTCTTTTGAGTTATAATAGGCAGTATCATTTCTTTTATATTTTCTTCTAAAGTTTTTATATCTATCATTAAATATACCCTTTCAATATCCTTGAAACTTCTTTTAATAGAAGTTCATCTAAATATTCTTCACCTTTTTCTACTGCATAACTTGAAACATTTTCTGAACCTAACATTTCAGAAATTCCTATTGTATACAATTCTTTAATCGGAAATCTGCTATTATTTTTTCTTTGAAATATCCCTTTGTGTCCACTTTTCATAGTGGCTATAAAAGGTTTTCCTGAATATTCATTCTTCCCTTTTACTATTTTAGAACTCTCACTTTTTTTTACTTTTACTTTTATTCTGCTTTTTGATTGAGAAGTTAAAAACTTAGATAAAGCTAATCTTGGAGTTTTAGCAGCTATTGTTCCTCTTAAAACAGAAAATGTAGCTTTTGTTAAATTTAATTTACTTTCAATATCGCTCTTTTTTATGTTATATTCAGAAGTTGTTTTATTTTTTATTTCAGTTTTAACTTTATTAAGAGTTCTATTAATAGTTCCAGTAATAGCTCTTTCAATTCCGTTAGGAATAGTTTTTAACATATTTTGAGCTAGGTCTATATTTTTTACTTTCAAAAAATGTTGCATTAAATTCCTATCCTTTCTTGAAGTTCTAAAATAATTAAACTTTCTTCTTTATAAAACCTATAGACTTCAAATGTTCCATTATTTACGTCTATTTGCTTTCCCGCTGTGTATTTTTCTAATTCTGCTTCATACTCTAAATAAAGTATATAATCAACTTCTTTTGAAAGTCCTTCGTATTCATCTTTGTTCATTTTATTATCTGGTCTTTCCATAACTCCAATATACATTTTGCCTTGAATGATTATCTCTTCTCCAAACTCATCTAAGTTTAGAAAAACTTTTATATCTTCTTTCAGTTGTTCTTTAAAGTTCATTTTTGATCCTTTTATTTTTTCTTAGTTTTTCCATTTTTAGCTACTTCACTATTATTTTCTGAAGTTTCTTTTTCTTCTTTTTCTGTTTCAAGAATTTCGTTATTTTCGAAATTATCATCTTCTATAATTGATGCTGTGTTTGTTGTTAGAATATAATTTAATTCTTCACCTTTTTCAAATTCAACAACATCTCCTATTCTGTTTTCTCCATATATTCTTTCAAATTTTATTTTCATTTATCCTCCTAATTTTTTAGATAGAGAGCTTTTGCTCTCTATCCATTATTCATCACATACTACATAAGAGAAATAAGTATCTACATCACAAGGCTGTAATACTGGTCTTGATTCAGTAGTAATTTTTGCAACTTTTGGATTTGTTGTGTCTAAATTTGAATATCTTTTTGCCATATGAATAATTCCTTCAGACATGAATACTACAGGAGCATATAAAATTTCTCCTTGTGAAGCTCCACCAACAACCATATTTGTAGGCATTAATTGTATTGATTTCCCATCTGGTCCTATTACTTTTCTGCTGTAAGAAAATAACTCTACTCCATATGTTGTATATGTTCCTAACCAAACTACACCTGGATGTATTCTTAATACTTTTTTTACAAATTCATTTTGTAAATCTTTTGAAATAGCTTTTTTAAATTCTTCTGATTTTCTTAATATTTCAGCAGCTTTTGACCCTAAAATTATATTTTCAGTTTTTAAACCATTTTCTTCTGCTTTTTTTATCATTTCATCTAAACTAAATAATGGGTCTACTCCAGCAGCAGTCCATTTATGTGTGCTATCTAATGTTGCTTTGTTTCCAAGTTCATAGTTCACTTCGTATTCTGCTTCTTTATCTCCAGATTTAACAATTCCAGTTGTTAAAAATTGTGAAACCATTAATTCTATTTTATTTGTAATATAATTTTCTTGGTCTAATAGAACTCTTCCAATTTTTTCACCAACCATTTTTGCAGGACTATAATTTTCTATAGCTTGCCCTGCTTCTCTTGCAAACATATCTTTTGGTGTTAATGAATATTCAGGTCCTATTGATGGTGCTATAATTACATTTGATTTTTTACTTCTTGAATATACAGGTCTACCTGCTTCTAAAGGTGTTAAATATGGAGCAACTGCTTCTCCTGCTTTTGTATACTCTAATATTATTTCCTCTGTTGATACTGGTGTTTCTTTTTTGAAAAATAATTCAGTTAAAAAATTTCTTTTTACTTCTACATTTTCTCTTATTTTTCTTATAGTTTTCGGTGTATATAATCCTAACATTTACATTCCTCCTATTTTACAAATATTCCTAATTTTCTAAGTTCAATTGTTAGCTCTTTTTCTTTGCTATTAAATTTAACAAATTCCTTTACAAGCCCTCCAGTTAAAATTACTGTAGCATCTCCAGGTTCTTCTATAGTTTCATAAGAAACTCCATAAACACTTGAATATGTTGTTCCATCATATTTTCCAAAGTTTTTTGCATTATCTAGTGCTATAACATCTCCAGCTTCAACTTTTGTTTTTAAAGTTTGATTTATAGTTTCAACTGGAAAATTTCCTTGAAATATTCTTATATCCTTTTCTGAGTAAATTTTATTTTTCATTTTTCCCTCCTATTTGTTTTCATCATTATATATATTTAATGCTGCTTCATATATTTCATTTTCTACTGAACTATCTCCTAAATCAGTATTAGAAGGTGGTATTTTATCTAATCCAGCATTTGAAATATCTGTTTTAGAAGTTTGAATTTCTTGATTTGCTTTATTTGCATTTGACATAAAGAATTCTGCCATGATATCTTTTGGATCTCTAGGTTCTTCAAACTTAGCCTTATTAATAGTTTCTTTTTGACTATCATTTAAAGTAGGTATTCCATCAAGAATTTGTATTCTTTCTCTTTCAGCTTTTATTGCAGCTTCTATCTTATTTATTTGATTTTCTCCGATTTCATTAATGATTTGATTTCTATAATCATTCATCAAATCTGGATATTCATTTAATAATTCTTTTACACTTTTTGGCATTGTTATTCCTCCTATATTTTTTATATTTTCAATCTCTTTTAATTTTTCTTTTAATAAATCTTGATTAATAAAGTTTTCAATATGTAACTCATTTGATATATTTTTAATATTTTCTAATGAATTATCATTTTCAACTATCTCATCAACAAATCCAGCTTCAAGTGCTTCAGTAGCACGATACCATTTTTCATTATTCATTTTTTCAGATATTTCTTCTCTACTTAATTTAGATTTGCTACAATAAATATCTAAAATAGCTTCTTTTACTGTGTCTAATAATTCTATTTGTTTCTTTAATTTTTCAACATTTCCATAAGCTGAACTTAGAGGATTATGTATCATGTATAGTGCTCCTATCCCCATCACTACTTTTGAAGCACATAAAACTAAAAAACTTGCAGCACTTGCAGCTAATCCATCTATATATCCTATAATTTCAACATTATTTGTTTTGGCATAATCTTTTAAGAGATTATAGATCGCACTTGCTTCAAAAACATCTCCACCAGGAGAATTAACTCTTAAATTTATATGAGAAACATTTTTTAATTTTTGTAATTCTTTTGCGAAATTAGCTGAACTAATTTCCCCATATTCTTCCCAAGCCCATTTTGTAATAGTTCCATATATACGAATTTCAGCAGTATTTTCACTTAGATTTTTTATTTCAAAAAAATTATTTTTAAGATTTCTCTCCATTATCTTTCACCCCCTTGCGAATATTTTTTAATTCTCTTTCAAGGAGAGCTAATTCTTTTTCTTCTTCAGCTCTTTCCCTAAAGATTTCTTCAAAATCATATCCACTCGTGGCAGATATGATGCTTCTACTTGTTGTATAATTTTCTAATTCTTTTGAATTAGCATTTGCATCTTTTAATGGGTCTAATGATGATTTACCAGCACCAACCCAGATACAACGAGTAAAAGCATAACGAATAGATTCATCTTCAAAAAATCCAGGACAATCTATATCTCCATTTCTTATAAGTTCTAAAACAAACTCTTCATAGATAGGTTGACAAAAAGTCCTTTCTAAAATTTTTCTTGAAACTTGGAATCTTTGATGAGCTTCTTCTAATGAAGCTTTTGCTGCACTATAAGAATTTTTAAAACTTGACATTAAAACTTCTTTACTTATTTCTAAATTTGCACCAATTTCTTCGCATATTGCTTCAACAAAATCTTTAAAATGTTTATTTGGTCTATTAGTTGCAAACTCTTTTATTTTTTCTCCTGGTTTTCCTACAACCAGTGTTCCATGATCTAAACTTATTTTTTCTTCAGTCTTTTTTTTATTTTCAATGTTTCTTTCTTCATCTTCATCCATAGGCATTCCAAAACTTCCAGCAAAGCCTTCATCATCTGCACTATCGCTTTCTACTATAAGTCCTATCATTGCATTTATAACAGCAGCTGTAAGTTCTGAACTCTTATATCTTCCTAGTTGTTTTAATGAGAATATAATAGGTCCTAATATAGGAACTCCTCTTCTTTGCCCAATTCTTTCAGGTTCAAATATATGTAAAATATTTTTTCTACCTAAACTATTAAAAGCTGGATAAGATTTTATAGTATAATTCAAAGTATCTCCTGGATGAGAAGTTGCTATATAATAATTTTTTAATTCCCCATTTTCATCAAATTCAACTCCTGCTTTTGTTTGAAGATTTGCTCCAGGTGGATTTATAATTCTATCAGCTTCAAGTAATTGAACACATAACTCTATATCAACACCTTTTCTCTTTTTTCTCAGTGGAATTGCAAAAGCATCTCCATTCATTACCCAACTTAATTGAAGTAAAGATTGTAATCCATAAAAACTAAACATTCTACTTGCATCTGAATTTGCTGATAAAGCCCAGGCATTAAACTTATTTTTTATAATTCTTTCTAATTCCTTTGCCTTTTTTCTTTCCATTCCAAGATATGTATAATTTATTGTTGGTTTTGGTAATAATCCACTTCCAACTGTCTTAGTTCTCATTTTCTTTAAAGCTGCTCCAGCCAAATCGTTATTCATATACAAATTTCTTGATTTTGCTCTCAAATCTTCAAGACTATACAAAATATCTTCATCAGGACTATTTGATGTAACCTTCCAATTTTCTAAAACTGGATCATCTTTATTGGAATAACCTTGTTCTACTTTAGCTAGATTATATATTTTTCTATCTTTTAATCTATTAATCCCATTCTTAGGACTTATATAACCAATTACTTTATCTAAAAGATTCATATTTCCTCCTATCTTGGAATTATCTGAATTGTTCTAGGTCCTGAACTTCTTCTCTTTGCTTGTTGTAATCTGTCTTGCCAAATCTTTATATTTCTTGCGATTTCCATTGCATTAACTCTTGTTAGAACCCTTTTCCCAATCGTATAACTCTGTCCTTTCGTGACAGCTAAATCTGCTTCTAGCCAAGCATCTAAATGTTCTTGGCATTGTTCTACTGTAAAACTCATTTTCTATCTCCTTTTCTATTGTATTTTTTGTCATGTAAATCTATTGGAATTAATTCAATTGCAGCTGTTGCATAGTTTCTTAAATCTAATGGTTCGTTTCTTCTTCCATCAAGTATCTCCCAAGCTATTTTCATTCCTCTAGGAGTAGATTTTTTTACTTTTACTTCTGAAGTTAGCCCTTTAAAATAGTCTATTCCATATCCTTGTGTACTTGCTTTTGGAAAATGACATTTCCCTGTTCCTTGCAAAATAGAAAGTCTTGAATATGTTAAATCTTTTAAAGCATTTACTCCTAAACTAAGTAAATTCACTGAAGGAGTTCCTTTTTTTGTTGTTTTCCTAAAACCATTTAAAATATTAACTCCCCAAGCTCCTTGCCCTTTAATTGCATAAATTCCTCTTTTTTCTTTTTTGTAAACATATTTATAAACACTTCCAGTATGGTGTCCGCCTGAATCTATAAGAGTTGCTGCTATTGTTAAGAATTTTCCATTTTTGTATTTGAATTTTTTTCTTAAAAAAGTATCTAATTGTTGCCATACTTCCTCTTTACCAGGATCTCCAGGAAAATCTCTATAAACAATTCCATAACTCTCATAGCCATAAGCCCAACCAACAACTTCAACTTCCAACCTGTTATCTTGAACGTCTACTCCTGCTGTCAATATAACAACATCATCATGTAGTTCAGCTCCATAATCTTCTCTTGTTTCATAAATCGCTTCGTAATCCATAGCACTATCAAGATTGACAGCAAATGTTTTTCCAAGTACTGTATTTACAAAAGTTTTATATTGGAAATCATCATCTTTAACACTTAAATATTCAGCTATGATATCTTTCCAACTTACCCAAGGTGAAGCTAAAGCATTGAGATGGAAACTTCTATTTTCTTTCTCATTTGGAAATTTAGCTATCCACTCTCCATTGGTTTGCCCATACTTTTTCCATTCACCTTCAATAGCACTCTCTCCACAAAACTTGCATTCAAACTCAGGTTCTACCAAGTCTTTATATTTAAGTTGCTCA